CAGATTCTGCTGCTAAGTTCCAAGCACATAAGAAGAGTGAAATGGCAAAGGGCAAACGTCCTGACCAAGCACTTGACTCATGGCAAAAGAAAAAGATGCAGAAAGAGGATGTAATGTCATTCTCTGATTTCCTCAAAGAAGGAAATGATCGTGCTCGTATGATGTCAAAAGCAAAGAACCAGACTACTGGTAGTATCGCAGCAGACAGAGGTACAGACGAAAAAAAGAACCGAGCGAGTCGTAAAGGACTCGAAAAGGATCTGAAAAAGAAAGGGATTGGTTTTAAAAAATCAGTCGGTAGTTACAAGTATGATGATGGATCTACTGGTAGGGAAGTATCCTACCAAACAAGTCCTGGCAAGGGAATGTCTAAGCGTAGGTTTGGAAAACTTACACGTCGTTTAGGACGTAAGCATGGACAGGAATCAGTGATTACTAAGAAGGCAGGGAAACCCGCTAGATTACATGACACTGAATCTAAAAAACCTGGCAAGTCATACAATCTTGGCAAAGAAGTAAAGAAAGGTAAGAACCCCTCTGGTGAAGGTGAAACATCTGCAACCAAAGTAAGGGGCGGTAAACTACCTAAGAAAACTAAACCCAACTCAACTTATCACTATGGCAAAAAGAAATGACAATGGCATTTATCAATGCCAATTCTGTGGACTGACTGCACCGTTAGGTCACGCACGTCCAAGAACTTGGATGGAAAAACACGAAATGAATTGTGCTAAGAGATCATGATCTTAACTTTCAAAGAGTACTTACAAGAAGCATCCAACTGCCCTGACGGTAAAAAGTATTGCCCGAAGTGTCAGATGTGTGTTGAAAAAACTTGTGAGGAAAAGAAGATGATGAAGGAAGCAGCATGGACAAAGAAAGAAGGACAGAATAAAGAAGGTGGTTTAAATGAGAAAGGGAGAAAGTCTTACGAACGTGAGAATCCTGGTTCTGACTTAAAAGCACCAAGCAAAAAGAAAGGTAATAAAAGAAGAGCAAGTTTCTGTGCTAGAATGAAAGGCATGAAACGAAAACTTACGTCAGCAAAAACTGCTCGTGACCCTGACTCTCGTATAAATAAATCATTACGAGCGTGGGACTGCTGATGTGAATTACTCCTATCACGATGTGATGGAGGTGTACCGAGGAAACGGTCACCCTCCGTCAGTAAAACACATACCTAGAATTTTTACATGGGCAGTAGTAATTGCCCTCCTGATAGGTGCGACACAGAATGCATATGCATTTGAGAAAGAACCTGTTATCTGGGTTCAAGTACCACAATGGACAGATGACTGGGCAGTATGTGCAGTAGATATTCCAGACGCAGCATGTCATTGGTATATTGCAGAGGCAGATAATACATTTGGAGAAGGGTTTGACTGGGAGACCGCACCATGGTTTGATGCAAATGGTTTAAATGATGTACCTCGTATGTCAGCATCAACACAATTAGAGAAGTTACAGAACCACGGATAAGTAAATTTACCTATATAATATAGGTAGTTTAAAAAAGTTAAATGAAAGATTTACCAATCACTTCATCTTGCATTTTATTTGGAACAGTTAGTATTGCACTTTTACTTTCACAATATGCTTGGGTATGATTAAAGGAGTTCTTAATTATCTAAAAGAAATTAAAAACGCAGCAAAGTATTTGCTTGATGGTTTTTCTGTCACCTTAGATCATATGGGTCGTAGACCTGTAACTGTTCAGTATCCATACGAGAAACTCATACCATCTGAAAGGTATCGTGGTCGTATACACTATGAGTTTGATAAGTGTATCGCATGCGAGGTATGCGTTAGAGTATGTCCTATCAATCTACCAGTCGTTGACTGGGTGATGAATAAAGAAACAAAGAAAAAAGAATTAAGAAATTATTCGATAGACTTTGGAGCATGTATCTTCTGCGGTAACTGCGTAGAGTATTGCCCAACAAACTGTCTATCACATACAGAAGAATATGAACTCGCTACATTTGACAGGCATCAACTTAACTATGATAATGTCGCTCTTGGACGACTTCCCACTAATGTTACAAGCGATCCCTCAGTTAGATCACTTCGTGAACTTACTTATCTACCCAAAGGTGAGATGGATCCACACACAGTCAAGGACAATGACCCAAGAGTGGGTAAACTTCCATCAGAGGTATTTGATTGGATGACAAAATGAATGTAGTTCATTCAGTTAACATTATGGTTCTCATACTTATAATAAGTGTGACAATTCTTATTGCCTATATAATGAAGTATGCCTACGAGGAAATGAACGATGGGAGCAATGACACCCCCAAGCAGGAAGAGTTGTTACAACTTTCGAGTGACGGAGATAACAAAGGTAGTTGATGGCGATACCATTGACGTAGTAATAGACTTGGGGTTTGATATATACAAACACGAACGTGTAAGAATAGCGGGTATCGATACTCCTGAGAAAAGAACGAGAGACCTTGAAGAAAAGAAACTAGGTATAGATGCAACTAACTGGATGAAAGGAACTTTGGAGGACACTATTAATGGAGAACATGAACTTACTATACGAACTGAACTCAAAGGCGGGGTTGGTAAGTATGGTCGTTTGCTTGGTTGGTTATATGTGGGTGATCAAGAAAAGTCGCTCAATGAGCAGATGATTGACGAAGGATACGCTTGGTGCTATGATGGTGGTACTAAACGTAAAGACTTTGAATCACTTAGAGAGATTCGTAGAAGTCAAGGAACGTTAATAGAATGATACCACCTATGAGAAAAACAATTCTTAACGCTCTTAAAGCGCATGCTATGGGTGACATCAAGAAACACCTAGCAAACATTGAAATATATTTGGAGAACCCTGCTGGCATTGGAGAACACTCTGATGTTATGGAGGCAATCCAAGTTGAACTAGATCAGGTGGCAAAATACCATGACCAACTCGAAGTCATCAAAAACTACATTGACAGGGAACCTAGTTCATGAAGTCTCTTCATTAATTAGACATAAGATATTAACTTTACCCGCACTTAAACCATTAGATAATCCACATCCCATTGTAGAGAATGAGGATGTGTTTATTATTAATGAAATGAATAAGTGTAAGGGTCTAAGAAAAGTACATTTAGAAACTGGATATACAAAGAACATTGAGGTTATGCACTGTGTGTTCTTTCCTAATCCAGAATACCCTTTACCTATATTTGGTGCTGATATAGTTGCAACACCGAAGATAATTACTGCTGCGATCTGTGATATATCTCCTGTACATAAGGCAAATAGTATATACTATGGTCTAGATTTAATTGCACAACAGTATAAGTTTAAAGAAAGAAGACAGTTACCAGAGTGGGCAGATATATTTTCAGACTATGTACAGTTCATGCGTATACGAGACAACAAAGAGAAAAATATGTTTGTCGAGTTAGTCAGTAGATACCTAGACATTTACATTGAACATGTATATGGTGCCAAGAGAGATCAGAACTGGATAAATAATATGAAGAGAATGGATGATCAAATCTGGTATTGTAAGCAACAAAGGCAGAACAAGAAAACCAAGGCAGTCCTTGGACAATGGTTCGATCCTGAGTGGGCAGATGATTACATCAACAATACTTTATTTGATGTACCTAATAGAAATTGGCAATGGTGGATGAATGGCGACTGATCAGCAGTACTTAGGTAACCCTAATTTAAAAAAAGCAAACGTTGCACAGAGTTTTACTCCTGCACAGGTGAAAGAGTTCGTCAAATGTTCTCAGGATCCTGTGCATTTTATTAGGAAGTATATCAAAATCGTCTCACTAGATAAAGGTCTGGTGCCATTTGACTTGTATGATTTCCAAGAGGATATGGTACAGAAGTTTAATGATAATAGATTCAATATTGCTAAGTTACCTAGACAGTCTGGTAAGTCTACCGTTGTTACATCATATCTGTTATGGTTTGTAATCTTTAATGATAATGTTAACGTAGCAATCCTTGCAAACAAGGCAGCAACTGCTAGGGAAATGCTACAACGTCTACAATTAAGTTATGAAAACCTCCCAAAATGGATGCAACAAGGAATCAACCAGTGGAACAGAGGTTCTTTGGAACTTGAAAACGGCAGTAAAATCATGGCTGCTTCTACTTCCGCTTCTGCTGTCAGGGGTATGTCTTTTAATATCATATTTCTGGACGAATTCGCGTTCATTCCGAATCACATTGCTGACCAGTTTTTCAGTTCTGTGTATCCTACTATATCTTCTGGTAAATCAACAAAAGTTATTATCATATCTACACCACATGGTATGAACATGTTCTATAAACTCTGGCATGATGCTGAGAGACAGAAGAACGAGTACGTTACCACTGAGGTACACTGGTCACAGGTGCCAGGTAGAGATGCAGTATGGAAAGAACAGACCATAGCGAACACATCAGAGGAACAGTTCAGAGTTGAGTTTGAGTGTGAGTTCCTGGGATCTGTTGATACTCTTATCTCCGCATCTAAGTTGAGGATGATGACATATGATGATCCTATACAGAAGAACAAAGGACTAGATGTATATGAAAAACCAGAGAAAGATCACCAGTATTGTATAACTGTTGACGTAGCAAGGGGTGTGACGAAAGATTATAGTGCGTTCTGTGTCATAGACACGACAACAATACCATATAAGGTGGTAGCAAAGTATAGAAACAACACAATTAAACCACTACTATTTCCTAATACCATATATGATGTCGCGTGTGCGTACAACCATGCGTTTGTATTGGTGGAGGTAAATGATATTGGCGGGCAGATTGCGGACACGTTGCACTTTGACTTGGAGTATGACAATATCCTTATGGCATCTATGCGCGGACGTGCAGGACAGGTAGTAGGACAAGGGTTCTCTGGTACTAAGGTACAACTAGGAGTCAAGATGAGTACAACTGTCAAGAAGACAGGGTGTTCTAATATGAAACAGTTGATAGAAGATGACAAGTTACTGATATCTGACTACGACATCATTGCAGAACTGACTACATTTATACAGAGAGGTCAGGCATGGGAAGCAGAAGAGGGTTGTAATGATGACCTTGCTATGTGTCTGGTTATGTTTTCATGGTTAGCAACATCAGATTACTTCCGTGAACTACATGACAATGACGTCAGAATGAGAATGTATCAGGAGCAGAAGGATCAGATCGAAGCAGACATGGCACCTTTTGGTTTTATTGACACAGGCATGGAGGAGGAAACCATCATTGACAATGAGGGTCAAGTATGGCATACTGATGAGTATGGCGATATGTCTTACATGTGGGATTACAGATGATTTCTTTTCTTTTTGCTAGTGCTGGTTTATTAAACCTTATGTTCTATGTTTTTGCAATAGGGTTTGTGGTATCGTTGATACTAGAACAGATTGTTAAAGTAAAACCCTTATCACCTTTTGATGAGATAAATGAGAGAAATCTCTATATAGTACAGACCAACCGTAAATACTGTTGGAGACAAGCATGGATCACTAATCTAATATGGTTTATGGTCAATGTAAGTCTGTTCTTGATATCTCGTAATATGCAAACACCAACCGATACATTCTGGAACGGAATCTAATGGTAATCAAAGTAGACAAATCGGAAGAGTTTATAAAGAGTGGGAAGAAACTTGCATCAGAGTATCCTGCACAGAAGAATCCTACTGAACGGTTACACGATGATATAAGAGAATGGACCTCGAAGGAGACTTCCTAGAATTAGAACATCTTATCCTAAAACAACGTGTCTGTAAGACATGTGGGATAGAGAAAGATCTATTGACTGATTATTATAAAACCAGAAAAGACAGAGGTGCTATGCCCTCTGCTTTTTCGTATGAATGTAAATCGTG